AGATTGGTTAGAACATTTAAAAGGAGAAAAATACTATGGAAGCGTTCCCATTCGAGATGATAATACATGCAGTTGGGGGGTCATCGATGTTGATCGTTATAATATACAGCATAAGGACGTTATATCGGTTATACGGAAAAGGAAATACCCACTCATCCCATTCAGATCAAAATCCAACGGACTCCATTTAATTTTATTTATTGATGGTGTAGTTCCCGCATCTTCAATGCGTAAAAAATTAATTGAACTTGCTTCTGATTTAGGTGTTAATGATACGACTACAGATATTTATCCTGCACAGGATGAAGTAGATCTTACACCTGAAGATTGGAATAAAAAAAGAAAAGGTAACTTTGTTAATCTGCCTTATCAAAAGGCCAAGATGCCAACAAGAGTTGCAATGGACAACGATGGTAATTCTATTAAGTTAGAAAACTTATATAAGTTTGTAGCTGACTATAGATTAAATCCTAAAGAGTTTAATAAACTAAAAATATTTCAAGACGATGAAACAAAAGACTACCCACCTTGCGTAGTTAACTTTATGAAAAACAAAGTTCAAAAAGGTGAAGGCCGTAACGATGCAATGTTTAATGTTGCAGTGTTAGCAAAAAAGATAAATGCAGATCCAGTTATGTATGAAGATTGGACTAGAAACTTAATGCCTAAGGTATGCTCTGAACCACTACACCCACAGGAGTTAAATAATATATTCAAAGGTGTTGAGAACAAAGAGTATGCTTATAAATGTAAAACTTCTATTGCAAGAATGCATTGTTCATCAAGTACATGCTTAAGACGTAAGCATGGTATCGGATCAAACGAAGCTTTACCTGAAGTAGGTAAACTTTTAAAAGTAAATTCTTATCCAGAACCTTATTGGATTCTACCTATTCAAGGTAAATCAATTAGATTAAGTACGAAACAATTATACCAACAGCAGTTGTTAGGAGAACAATTATTAAATTACGATATTGTTTGGAGAGCTTTGAAACCAAGTAAAAGAGATCCAGATCCTTACAGAGATTGGTTGGATGAATTGATAAGTAACAAACAAGACATGGAAGGATTTGATGCAGGAGAAGAACAACAGGATGTATTTAATTCTAGAATGACTAAATTCATTGAAGATGTAGAAGATACTACCGAATTTGATCAAATAGATTCTGGTAATATATGGAAAGATGAAGTTGAAATGAGATTTAAGCTAGAGACGTTTAGATCTTTTATGAAAAAAATGGGTTATAATTGGAATGAAAAAGAATGCACTAGATTCTTAGAACAAGGTAAAGCACTTCCTAAAGCTAAGTTTAAAGGAATTCAGACTCGACATTGGGTTGTGACTCTACCAAAACAAATGGAACACAAAAATAAAGATGTCAAATTTACTAAAGCAAAAGCTGCGTGGGAAGACAATTAAAATATTTGGCCCACCTGGTACAGGTAAAACAGAAAACCTACTTAAAAGAGTTAAGAGGTACCTTGAGAAAGGTTACTCTCCAGACGAAATTTGTTATGTATCATTTACTAACAAAGCTGTGGACGAGTGTGTTGCAAGGGTTAGACAAAAGTTCAAAGGCTATGACGAAGATGCTTTCTCATATTTTAGAACATTACATTCTTTGGCCAGACAACAGTTTGCTGAAATTCCCGTATTAGATCCAAAGGCAGACCTGCTTATGTTTCATACACAATATGGCACTGTCAAGGTAGGCTACAAAGATACTTGGGATGATCAAAAAGTATATAATAATTGGTCGCTTCAAATATACGACAGGGCAAGAAACATGAAAGTAGATCCTGTGTGGCTGTACAAACAACAATCAAGAAAGTCAGTTAGACTACAACAGTTTAAATCAATTATTGCAGGTTACGAAGAATTTAAAACAATGGAGATGGAGAATGGGCACCGGGCACCGGATAGGCTGGACTTCACAGATATGGTGCAGAAGTTTATTGAGGATGGTCTTGTCGTGCCTTTTAAAGTTTTAATGGTAGATGAAGCTCAGGATTTAACACCTTTACAATGGGACATGGTAGTTAAAATGGCTGAAGCAGTAGAGCGAGTTTATATTGCAGGTGATGATGACCAAGCGATTTATGAATGGAATGGTGCGGATGTTAATTTGTTTCAAACCTTTCCTGGTAAGTCTTTGGTATTAAAAAAAAGTGTAAGGTTAAATAAAAACATACATTTCTTTTCAAAGTGTTTACTTAATTCTATGGGTAAAAATAGAATACAAAAAGAGTTTTACTCCAATGGTAAGGAAGGCCATGTGTATAGGTGGGGTGGTCTTAAAAAAGTACCTTGGGATATGGATGGAAGTTGGATGGTGTTAGCTAGAATTAATGATGTAAAAAGAGAACTCCAACAGGAGGCAAGGAACCTTGGTTTGTATTATCAGGACCAGAAAAATAATAAATCATTTGATCCTAATCAGTTTTCTGCGATTAATTATTGGGATAAAATTTGTAATGGTGGTAGCATCAGTAGAGAAGAAGCTGTAACTATGTATGAGTATTTATTAAACATAGACCACGGATACCGGTCAGCGGAAAGTAAAAAATGGAGTTTTGCACATCCAAATCAAGTCTTTACATTTGATGAATTACATTTAAGGTGTGGCATGCGTGATGAAAAAGGTCTATGGAATCAAGTATTTAAGAGAAAATTTAAAGATAAAGATAAGCAATATTTTAAAAAACTTATGAGTGAAGGTGTAGACTTATCACAACCTCCAAAAATTATTATTGATACCATACATCAAGTAAAAGGTGGTGAAGCAGATAATGTTGTCCTGGCGAGTAAATGTAACTTTCCATCACACTTCGATAAAAAAAATCTAGCAGATAAAGTAAAAGAACTTAGGGTTTGGTATACAGGAGCAACCAGATCCAAGAGTACACTCCATTTGTTGGGTACCTATCACCAATATAATTTTCCATTAGGAAAGTATTACAAACAATATGAGGCTAACTATGTCAGATAAAAGTATGTTCGATGAAGCATTTCCACAAGACAGACAAATTGGAGGATCTCACTACCAACATTTTGAAATTCAACCTTGGACATTTATAAGGAAGAATGGTTTAAATCCATTTCAAGCAAACGTAATAAAATATGTTTGTAGATATTTATTTAAAGGAAAACAAATAGAAGATTTAGAAAAAATTAAACATTACTGTGATTTAGAAATAGAACATTTAAAAGATGCCAAAAAGAAAAAATAAATTAGTAATGTGTGAACGTTGTGATGAAACAGTTGCAGTAATTGTACACGAGTATAATTATTATTGTGCTGAATGCGCATTATTTGAACTTAACATACCTTATAAAAAAGCGATATCAATTGAAGATGCAAACTTAAGTAGGAAAAAACAATGACCCATCAATTAAATTTTATATACAACGATAGTGATTGGATAGCTCCAGCAGAGTATCCAGACCTATCCCAAGCAACAGAAATAGCGATTGACTTAGAAACTAAAGATCCAAATATTAAAACTAAAGGACCAGGATGGGCAACCTTTGATGGACACATTGTAGGTTTTGCAGTTGCTGCACTTGGGCAACAATGGTACTTCCCAATTGCTCATGATGCTGGTGGGAATATGGATCTGTCGATTACCTGCGCTTGGATGCAAGATATTTTAAAAACTGATGCTACAAAAATATTTCATAATGCAAGTTATGATGTTGGTTGGTTACTAGTTAATGGTTTTGAGATCAGAGGCAAGATAGTTGATACTATGGTTGCTGCTGCGATCATCAATGAAAACAGATTTAGTTTTAGTTTAAATGCATGTGCGAAAGATTATTTAGGTGAAATCAAAAATGAAACGTTTTTGAATGAAAAAGCCAAAGAATGGGGAATTGACCCAAAAGCTGACATGTGGAGGCTGCCTGCGGGCTACGTAGGCTTCTATGCTGAGCAAGATGCAGGGTTAACCTTACGTTTATGGCAAACGCTTAAAACAGAGATATCTAAGCAGTCCCTACACGATGTTTGGGAAATGGAGATGGAATTATTGCCTATTTTGATAGATACAAGGCGTAGAGGAATAAGAGTTGACGAGGAGAAGGCTTCTCTGTTAAAAAAAGAATTCAAACGTAAAGAGTCTGAGGTTTTATCAAGTATAAAATCTCAGACCACACTTGATGTAGACATCTGGGCTGCTCGATCTGTTGCTCAAGTGTTTGACCGAATAGGTGTTGAGTATCCACGGACAGCGAAAACTGACGAACCAAGTTTTACCCAAAACTGGTTAGTGAACTGTGATAACCCGATAGCGCAACTAATAAGAGAAGAA